GCTGCTCATGGTTATTTTGGCAGACTAATTTTTCAATATGCATCTTTTAACAATTCTCGTGCTCTACACTTTTTTCTGGCTGTTTGGCCAGTCGTGGGCATATGGTTCACCTCTATGGGGATAGCCACAATGGCTTTCAACCTTAATGGTTTTAACTTTAATCAGTCTATTACAGACGCTAACGGAAAGATTGTACCAACATGGGCTGATGTCTTAAACAGAGCTAACTTAGGCTTTGAAGTTATGCACGAGCGTAACGCACACAACTTCCCACTAGACCTAGCATCAGCTGAGTCTACATCCATTGCCTTAACAGCACCAGCTGTAGGGTAATAGCCACGTCCGTTCATCCCCTCGTGGGACGCATGCAATCTGACCATGGAACGGGGGTCAGGTACTGAGGTGAATTATGTCTCCATTAGAATTACAAGCTCGAATCAAAGAGCAGAAAGATTTCAAAAGAGAAACTTTACTTAAGTATCGTGGCATCACATACAAAAAGATAGACAGATAAGCTGTCAGGGAGGTGCAAGTCCTCCCCTATCAGTTGGCACAAGCCTCCACGGAGATACCTTGAGCCGTCTAGACGGTGGGATAGACCACAAAAAATCTCGAGAAAAAATTTGTACAAAGCAATATCAACTTTTTTTCTAATCCATATCAATGGCACAACAACAATCAGGATCTAGCCAACTAGCTCCTTTAACCGCTCCGGGTGCTAATAATGGTGCGGCTGCTAATACTACGCAGCGTAGGGCACTATTTTTAAAGCTGTTCTCAGGTGAGATGTTCAAAGGATTCCAGCGTAACACAATCGCTAGAGACCTTGTAATGAAAAGAACTCTTAAAAACGGTAAGAGTTTACAGTTCATCTACACCGGTAGAACAACAGCTGAGTATCATACTCCCGGAAACAGCATACTAGGTAACTCCGATGGAGCACCTCCAGTAGCTGAAAAAACCATAACATGCGACGACCTATTAATCAGTTCTGCGTTTGTTTATGAGTTAGACGAGACACTTTCTCACTACGATCTACGTGGAGAAATATCTAAGAAGATTGGATATGCTCTTGCAGAGAAGTATGACAGAAAGATCTTCAGAGCTATCACTAAGGCAGCTAGAAAAGCTAGCCCAATTACAAAGACTAACTTTGTAGAGCCCGGCGGAACACAGATCAGAGTAGGAACAAACAACTCTGGTGCTGACGCTTATGTTGCTACTTCTCTAGTTAACGCTTTCTACGATGCAGCTGCTGCACTCGACGAGAAAGGTGTATCTACTGAAGGAAGAGTAGGTGTACTAAACCCAAGACAGTACTACGAACTTATCCAAGAGACAGGTTCTAACGGTCTTATCAACAGAGACGAGACAGGTGACGCATTACAAACAGGTAATGGCATCGTTGAAATCGCTGGAATTAAGATCTTCAAGTCAATGAACATTCCATTCTTTGGCAAGTTTGGTACTAAGTACGGTGCTGCATCTGCAACAAGTCCCGGTGTAACAGATCCCGGAAACACAGGCTCATTCGTAGGCGAAGCAATGGGTGACGATCATAACGTTACCGTAAACGACTACGGACAAGAAGCTAAGTTCAACAACTCATGTGGACTTATCTTCCAGAAAGAAGCTGCCGGTGTTGTAGAAGCAATCGGCCCACAAGTTCAAGTAACAAGTGGAGACATCTCAGTGGTTTACCAAGGTGATGTAATCCTCGGAAGACTTGCTATGGGAGCAGACTTCTTAAACCCTGCTGCTGCTGTAGAATTGTACGCTGGTACAGGAACTGCACCAACAGCATTTGGTTAATTTTTATTTTTATACGGGGGCTTCGGCTCCCTTTTTTTCTTATGGCTACCACAACTATTGACACCGATACCGAACTATCCGCAGTGAACTCTATACTGGGTAGCATAGGTCAAGCACCAATAACACAATTAAAAGATCCATCCACTGGAGTAATATCTAATAACAATCCAGAAATACAATTTATATATAATCTATTACGTGATGCCAATGTAGACGTACAGTCGGAAGGTTGGCACTTTAACAGAGAGCGTCATGTAAAATTTAATGTAGATTCCACAACAAATAAGATAGCTATATCAAATGACATAGTTAAGATAGACTTACCAGATAACTGGACTCGTAGAACTTATAACTTTATCAGACGTGGCGGATTCTTGTATGACAAGATGGATCATACAGATCAGTTTACAGAGTTTACAGATATAGAATTAGATGTTATCAGATTATATAATTACGAGGATTTACCTCCTGTATTTAAAAGGCATATAACATACAGAGCATCTAGAGTAGCAGCTACACAGTTAGTAGCTAACCCACAACTTGTACAATTATTAAGTGCACAAGAAGCAGTAAGTCGTGCTGCACTTATGGAGTACGAGTGTAATCAAGGTAATCACAGCATGTTAGGATTCCCAGATGACACAGTATATCCTACATATGAACCTTGGAGGAACTTAGCAAGATAATGGCAGGCATTACACAAACTATCCCTAGCTTTATTCAAGGGATTTCAGAACAAGCAGATCACCTAAAATTCCAAGGTCAGGTTAGAGATATTGTTAATGCAATTCCTGACCCAACCTTTGGTTTATTTAAACGACCCGGAAGTGCTAGAGTTGGTACTTCACCACTAACCAATGTACAAAGCGGAGGGTCTTGGTTTCATTATTATAGAGACGAAAGTGAAGGATCTTATATAGGTCAAGTAGCAGCTGATGGTCAAGTCAGAGTCTGGCGTTGTAGTGATGGGCAACAGATGACTACTAGCTACACACATAATGGGGTAAACCATCAGACAACAGTTACAAATTATCTAGCCACTAGTGACCCAGAAAACTTACAGTTCCTTACTATCAATGATACTACATTTGTTAACAGCAGGGACTCTACTAATTCTAATACTCTAATAGGTGAATCCGGTACAACACCTGATAGACCAGAAGCTCACTGTGCTATGGTAGAGCTACTACGAACTGAAAATGGAAGACAGTATGGTCTAAATATATTTGACTCTACATCTACAGGTAACTTGACTACACTTACACGAGCAACTAAAATTAAGATTACAGGTAACAATTATGATGAATCAGATGGTACAGGGCATTGCCCCGGTATAGGAACTGAAGTCTTTACTGTAACAGCTAAAAGTAGTTATGGTACTTCAGAAAATATTACTAATGTAAAGAATAGTAGTGGCACTGTTTTAACAACTGGTAAAGCTAACTTAGTATTTCGTGCCACAGCTTTAGGTCAGCAAGGTGTTAGCCCTAACTATAGTGCCAGCTCTAACGGACCGGGTGGACAAAACTACAGAGCTAGCTATAATTTAGAAGTTGTATTATTACACGGTGGAGAAGGTTGGGCTGTAGGTGATGTTGTACGAGTAGTTCCAGATGCTGCTTCTGCTGCTGCAAGTGGTGGAGGACAAGCATACTTAGATATTACTGTAACAGAAATAGAATCAACAACTCTTAAAGCTACACTTACTAATAATGGTGATGGTTTAGTACGACCCTCTCCTACACCTTTCGATTCTGATACAGCTGTAACGGCTGATACTATACTAGCTGGTATAACAGCACAGTTACCTTCTGGTATAACAGCTAAGGTTATTGGACCGGGTATATATCTATCTAGCAGCTCTGCATTTAACGTAGAAGTAGCAGAAGAAGATCTTATGCGTGTCTTTCAAAAGACCGTTAACGATGTTACATTACTACCAAACCAGTGTAGACATGGTTATGTGGTTAAGGTAGCTAACGCTAGAATGTCAGATGAGGATGACTATTACCTCAGATTTACTGGAGAAAATAATCTAGATGGAGCAGGGTCTTGGAGTGAATGTCCAGTACCCGGTATTACAGATACATTGACTAACATGCCGTTAGTTATACAGCGTACAGCTACAACTACATTTACTGTTAGACCTTTTACATATCAACCACGTAGAGTAGGAGATACAAATACGAATCCTATGCCTACATTTGTAGGTAAACGTATCAATAAAGTATTGTTTTTCCGTAACAGATTAGCATTATTAGCAGGCGAAAACGTCATATTGTCTAGACCGGGTACGTTAGGTACACCTGATTTCTTTATAGAATCAGCTCTTACTGTCTCCGCTAGTGACCCTATTGACATATCTGCTGCATCTATGTTCCCATCTGATTTATTTGATGGTATACAAATTAATGCCGGACTGTTAGTATTTAGTACAAACCAACAATTTCTGCTATCTACAGACGATACAGTACTGAATCCTGATACTGCTAAGTTAAGAAGTGTATCTACATTTAATTATAATAAAGATATACCACCTATTTCATTAGGAACTACTATAGCTTACCTAGATAATTCTGGTAAATTTAGCCGTATGAATCAAATGGCTAATACAGCACGAGAGGGTGAGCCAAATATTGCAGAGATTAGTAAGCTAGTACCTACATTATTACCTAAAAATCTAGATTTATTGACTAATTCTAGAGAAAATGCTATGATATTAATAGGTAAAACTGACTCAGATACAGTGTTTGGGTACAAATATTTACAAGTTGGTGATAAAACACAGCAACAGGCTTGGTTTAAATGGAAGTTTAACAACCCACTTAAGTACCATTTTATCATTAATGATGAATATTACTACTTAGATACTGATAATTTCTTACAGTGTCTCAAGTTGATACAGGCTGATACTGATCCAAACTTTGACCAAGATGATGTCAACTATTTAATACACCTAGATAATCATACTACAATCAGTGGTGGTAGTTATAATTCTTCTACAAATCTAACTACATTCAGCAGTGTCAGTTGGCTACCTAATGTTACTTCACCTAATTATGCCTTAGCATTGATTGATGTTAATACTAACGCTACTAGAATAGGTAGATACGCTTTACCTACATTAACCAGTACAACAAGCTTTACAGTACCGGGAGATTGGTCAGGTGTAACACTACGTATTGGATATTTATACGAGTATTTAGTAGAGTTTCCTAAATTATATCCTACTAAAATGCAGAATGAACGGTCAGTTTCTGACGTTAATTCATCACTTGTATTACATAGAATCAAACTACACTTTGGTAAGATAGGTTTATACGAAACTACACTCGAACGTCTAGGTAAGTCTGACTATACTGAAGTATATGAGTCATCATTGCTAGACGAATACGAAGCATCAGATGCACCTTACCTAGAAGAGTTTATAAAAACTATACCTGTTTACGAAAAGAATACAAACGTAAATATTATACTTAAATCCAGTCATCCCGCACCGGCTACATTAAGAGCTTTGGCATGGGAGGGAGACTATTCACCTAAATTTTACAGACGTGCCTAATTACATACACCCAATTACATTAGAGGCTGCTACAGAAGTGGCCTCTAACCTACGCTCAGACGACTACAGGGAGCTTACAGAAGGCCATGGGGTTAATCCTATAGCTTGGCTTCCTATAGCTGCTCAGGACGGCTCTTCTGTGTATTTCACAGTACCAGACGGCAAGACTGCCGGACTAGCCGGAGTAGGGAATGACGGATCAATCTGGATGTTATGTACACCAGAGATAGAACGTTATCCAATCACATTTGCAAGAGAAGCGAAGCGGTATGTCGATAGCCGTGAAGAACCTCTTTTGTGGAATATAG